TGTTAATGATTTATTAAAGCCATATAGACAAGAAATACTTAATGAAAGCAAAGAAACATGTGATAATAAGAGCAGTAAAACAGAACAGGCCTTATTTACACATCAAAAAATTGTTAGAGATTATATTAATCTTTATACTCCGTATAGAGGTGCATTACTTTATCATGGATTAGGTTCGGGTAAGACATGCTCTTCTATTGCAATTGCAGAAAATATTAATAAAAACGTTTCTATTATAACGGCTGAGTCTATGATTACTAATCAAAAAATTGTTGTATTAACACCTGCATCATTAAGAACAAATTATATTGAAGAAATAAAGAATTGTGGAAATCCTATTTATAAGAAAAAACAATTTTGGGAATTTATTAATACTGATGAAAATCCTGAATTAATTGAAGTATTATCTGCATCCTTAAATTTACCTATTAGTTATATTAATACTCAACATGGAGCTTGGTTGGTTAATTTAAAAAAAACAACTAATTATGATAAATTATCTGAAACAGAACAAACTAGTTTAAATACACAGTTAAAAACTATGATTGACCAAAAATTTATTTTTCATAATTATAACGGTTCTTTATCTAGAAAAAATAAAATAAAAGAACTTACTGCTAGTGGTACAATAAATATGTTTGATAATAAGGTTGTTATTATTGATGAAGCACATAATTTTGTAAGTAGAATTGTTAATAAAATAGAAAAATTTAAACCAAGTTCTACTGGTGAATATAATACAAGCGATGAACCATCATTAAAATTATATGATATGCTAATGAGTGCAAATAATTGTAAAATTGTTTTATTAACTGGAACACCTATTATTAATTATCCTAATGAATTAGGAATTATGTTTAATCTTCTTAGAGGATATATTAAAACATGGCATATTCCAATAAATGAAACACGCGACTTAAAGACTAGAATTACAATTGAGTTATTACAAAAAATATTAAAAAGAGAAAAACATTTGGATTTTATTTCATATAATTCCAACATATTAACTGTTACTAGAAATCCATTTGGATTTGTAAATACTGTTTATAAAGAAGAATATAAAGGTGTTAAGTTAAATACTAACGGTGATATTATGGAAGATAGCATTTTTATTGATGGTATTATTAAAACACTTACTAAAAATAATATTGAATGTATTAAATCTAATATTAAAATTATTCTTACCAAGGCATTACCTGATAAATTAGATGAATTTAATAATAAATTTATTGATTCAGATAAAGGTGATGTAAAAAACATCGATATATTTAAACGAAGAATTGTTGGATTAACATCGTATTTAAATGATAAAGAAAATCTTATGCCTCAATATGATAATGAAAAAGATTTTTACCCAGAACGTATTGAAATGAGCGATTATCAATTTGCAAAATATCAAGATGTTAGAAATGCCGAAATTACTAAAGACCAAAATAAAAAGAAAAGTAACTTATTTACAGATAGCGCTTCTTCTTATAGAATTTTCTCAAGATCATATTGCAATTTTGTTTTTCCAGAAGATTATCCTAGACCATTTCCAAATGAAGGTGGTATTGCTGAAAATATTGATAACATGAGAAATGAAGATGATATTGATGGTTTAACTGATAAGGATAGAGTTGAAAATCCTAATGCTGGAATTTCTGAAGATGATATTGAAAAACCATCTGCTGTTCAAGTTACATATAAACAAAAGTTAAAGGATGCATTAGACTTTTTATCATCAAATGCTGATAGATTATTATCAGTAGATGCCCTTGAAACATATAGTCCGAAATTTTTAAAAATCTTAAAAAATGTTCTTAATCCAGAAAACTTAGGTTTACATTTGTTATATAGTCAATTTAGAACTATTGAGGGTATTGGTATTTTTTCACTTGTACTTAAGGCAAATGGTTTTATAGAATTTAAATTGGTTAAAAATTCATCGGGACAATATATTTTAGATATTCCCGAAGGTATGATTGTTGGTCAAAGAATGTTTGCACTTTATACTGGTACTGAAAGTGCAGAAGAAAAAGAATTAATTCGAAATATATATAATGGTGATTGGAATTTACTTCCTAATAATCTTGCACTTCAGTTAAAACAAGTTTCCCCTAATAATAACATGGGTGAAATTATTAAAATGATTATTATTAGTGCGTCAGGTGCCGAAGGAATTAGTTTAAAAAATACTAGGTTTGTTCATATTATGGAACCTTATTGGCATCCTGTTAGAACAGAACAAGTTATAGGTCGGGCTAGACGTATTTGTAGTCACGAAAATTTAGATGAACCACTTCGTAATATTAAAGTTATTTTATACTTAATGAAAATTAGCGAACAACAAGCAAAAACTGCTTCTAATCAATTACAAAGATACGATATTAGTAAAGTTGATAAATCTAGTAAAATTCCATTAACTACAGATGAGAATTTATACGAATTATCTAGAAGAAAACAAAATATACATAAACAATTATTAAAATGTGTAAAAGAAACTGCGATTGATTGTGCAATACAATTTAAATCTACATCAGGTGAAGATTTAAAATGTTATTCATTCTCAGGAGAAACTGATCCTAATGTTTATTCCTATAAACCAAATATTGCTAATGAAGAAACAGATAGAGCGGTCCAAAACATAAATAAAGAAGAAGTCATATTCAAAGCACGCGTATATACTGCTGATGGCAAAAAATATGCGATGAAAATGGATGATCAAGGAAAGCCAACAGGTATATTATATGATATTGATATATATAAAAAGGCAAAAGAAGACCCTGATATTGAAATGCTTCCTGTAGGCAGAATTATTCAAAATCCTGATGGAACTACAAAAGTAGATTTTAATTAAATAATATCAAACATAATATAAATATATTTTTTTATTTATATTATGAACTATATTCCAGAACCAGCATTTGATTCAAATAATGATAATTATTTTTTTGCTTTGATGACGAATTCATTCCATACTGCTTCTTCACAATATGAATTTAATTATGCAAAAAAATCTTATAAAAGTGATTTTGACAATTCAATTCTACATGGGGACGAAAATGTATTTGATACATTATATAATACTTATGATAACAACGAAAATAAAAAACTAAGATATGGTTGGACACCTATTATGTTTTCTATATGGAACCAAAAAGATATTTTTTTTTATCATTTATTAAAAAATTATGACATCGATTTAAGTAGTAAGACTGACTCAGGACAAACTGTCTTACATCTAGTTTGTATGCGAAAAGTTACAGAATTTATTAGACCGCTTATTATGAATGGTGCTCATATTTATATCAAAGATAATTATGGATATACTCCAATTGATTATTTAAAAAATTATCCTATTAATATTTCAGAATTTATTGAACTCTATGACAGAGAACAAAGATGGATAAGAAGAAAGTATTTATTTTTAATTAATAAATATTTTCATAGATGTAACCAATTTATTAGATCAAGAACAAAAGTATTAATGAATTGGCATCTTGTCAGATTTATTTCTTCATTTCTTTAAATTAATCTACCATTCCTAGATAGATAAGGGAACTTTGAATTTCTTTTACGGGTCTTTTTACGCTTACCGCCACCTAAGTCCATTCTCATTGTTTTCCTTTTTTTTCGATATGATTGTCTTGTTGTAGTAGATGATTCTAATACAGTTAAATACTCAGCTACATTACCAATACTTCTATTTGTTGCTCCTATTCTTCTGTTCATTACCATTAATGGAAATAAAAACTTTCTATAAAATTCCTTATAATCTATATGTGATTTGTTATCGCGAATAGTATCTTCTGAACGCATATTATATACTCTATGTTTTATAAAGTTTTTTGTTGAATCTGCTAATGATATATTTTCCCATCCTCCATGGGATGATTTTTTAAATATTAACGTATCCTTATTTAATACCCAAAATTTATCATTTATATCTAATGTAAAATTAGAGAGAGTATCTGGAAAAATTGTAATATCTGTATCCTGTAGTTCAGCTTTAAAATCCAACGCACTTCTTGTTACTTCATACCAACTATGATGATAGCAACCAACTAAATATGCTATTGCAATATGATACATCATATTTAAGTCTTTTTCACCTAGAAGATATGCTAATTGTAAATACTTCCATGTAGAACCCGACAATCCACTTCTAATATACTTAAATTTATTTTGTAATTTATTAAATTCTAGAATTTGACGCTCTGTATCTTCACCAACTTCAGCTTCTCTTAATATATTATATGCTAAAATACCATCCAAACTTAATTTCGTTAAATTAAAACCACTTGTCCAATAAATATGACCATTTCTAATATCATCTTTTATATTATTATTTGACTCATGTTCGATCATATATTGTTTTTCGCGTTCACTTAATGATATATCTTTCATAAGATGCCTGACCGAAGAATGAGTTTCGTTACGAACTCTATTTTCTATATTTTTTAAAAAATCATTATTAATTTTTATATTAAATTTATCTTTATTTTCTGTTTCCAAATTATCTACAACCGCACGCCAACTTTCCTTTGATTCGTTATAATCATAACATAATGGAAATCTACCAGATGGTATTTTATGATTTTTTGGAATTCTTCTATTAGTTACTTTCTCTAATTGTGTCTTAAAATTTGTTATTTTCTTTATAAAATTGTACATTTTATTATATCTACTGAGATTGGTAATTAGGTTCGAATTTTTAAGTATTTTTTCTGTTATCATATTTAATATAGGAGCAGTACCTGTTTTTGTTCTTACTTTTAAATATGAGTCGCCACATCTCATCGTGCTCGTTTCTCCATATATATCAACACCCTTACCTTTTTTGGTATCCGTGCCATCTATACCTTCAAATGGATGACTAGTACAGTTCCAAAAACAATTCATTAATTGAACTTTTTCTCTGAAATTTAAATTTTGAATACCTTCTATAGTTATTGTATCATGTGTAATAATAAATGAACCTGGAGTTGCGTGGTTTGTCCAAGGAGACATTTTTGATTTTTTTCTTTGTAATGGCATACTTAGATTTAATAATTGGATTAAATCATAATTATTATCATCTCCCTTTATTCCGCATTTTGTATCAATATTTTTGCAAATTTCTATTCCTTCGCTTATAAGCATTATTAAATTTATTAAAATTTTTTCAAGACCTTTATTTAATTTAGGATCTGTTTGCATTATAATAGCTATTATAGATGCTTTTTCTGATTCAAATAATAAATCTAATGTTGGTTGAGCATACTTATCCATTTCTGTATCAACCACTTTAATATCAGAAATCATATTTCTTTTTACGGCATTTAGTACATCTTCTCGATTTTTGTTTGAAGCTTGTCTATAATCACCATTTAAAGGTGGTTCTAGTTCAGATATGTTGGGTTCATAATTAATAGCATATAATGCGTTTTTGTGTTCATTTTGTAGAGGTATACCTAATTCAAAATATCTTTTTTGCCACCAATATTGCCACATATTAGTTCTTGAAGAATATGATTCACTACTTTTAAAAATATCTCCAATATCATTAGGCATATCATTTTCTACTATATTATTATAAGAAATATGCTCTGGTGTATGTAAAATATCATATAATTCTTCTATTTTGGTTTGATTAGTGCTCATACAATATATTTATATATTTATTTATTACTATTTTTCATATTTTCTATATATTCCATTACAATATCAATTTTTTTATCCATTATTTTTAATAACATTAATATTTCATCATTATTATTACTTTTATTTTTGTCACTAGAATTATCCACCTTTTTTAATTTACTAAATATATCTAACTCTGTTTCTGCTATAAATGTATCACCTAATATTTCAGGAGTTGGTGTATGTATTTCCTCTAATTTATTTAATGATATGTCCTCGATTTTAAGATCTAAACCAATCCATTCTTTTGCTTCTGTTATATTTTCATTACTTATATCTGTATTATCATATTTTCTTTCGGCTATTTTTTTCTGAAGTTCATTCTCTACGTTGAGAAGAGGTTCATCTATATTATCTTTAAAACTAATTTCGTCTGGCGTGTCCTTTTTCATAGAAATAGTAAAATCACTTTGTCTCTTTTTTAATCTACTTTCAAAATCACTAACGCGATGATTTGATATCTGTTCATTTGTAACTAGTTTTTGACTGTTTATTTTTAAATTAATTTCAACTAAAAATAATTTATTTTTTTCTAATAATTCAAGATCATTATTTTTTTGATCAATATCTTTTAATAAATTATCGAATGTGGTTTTAACACCAATCATGTTATTATCTATTTCTTTTTTAAATGTATCATTTTCTAACATTAAATCCCATAAAAAACCCTTATTATCTTGCGATAGAAACATATTATAATAAATAATTATAATATTTTTTTAAATTAATATACGGTATTAAAATATACCTTTCTATATTTCGTCATTTCTTCATCACTTATTTTACCTTTCTTAAAGGTGCTATCCCATATCTTAATTGATTTTATCATATTTGTCACAAAATAAATTGAATATATTCCACATTCAGTATCTTTCTTTTGATGTTCATGTGGGTATATTTCATCTATTTTCATATCTATTCCTAATATAGTAGCCTGTGACTGTACTTTTCTACAGAATTTTTTAATTTGTTTTGGTATTTTCTCACCTACACTATCAAAATAATATATCATTTTAGATTTTATATCTATAAATACTGATACCCAATGAGAACCTCCTTTGTAATGTGGGTCTAAATTAAATATTACACCAATCTTATTTAAATTTCTTTTTATTAACTTATCCAAATTAAAATTACATAATTCTTCCCATACACATTCTCCATATGCCATTTGTGAATCATAATCAATTGGAGATGGACCTATAAATTCAAAATTCTTATACTTTTTCTCATATTGTTTCATTACTTTACTTATATCTATACTACTTAGCCATTCATTCGGATTTTTCTTCCATTCATCAGGTGCAAATGGAGCAAAGAAATCATTAATTAATTTTTTTTTATTATCAAGTTTATTTAATAATTTTCGCATCCAACATGATTCTTGCCTACATGTATAGTTTAATTTATCTTTCAAATGTTTCCATATATTTAAATTATCTGTGTAATTAATTTTATCCTCTGGATGTTTTTTATTCCATGCACTTTTTAGTTTTTCTAAAATATCTCCTGTGTAACAAGTAAAACCTGATGCAGAATTATTATTTACATTACATACATCTTTAATGAATGATTCTTTTTTATTTTTTTTAGTTAATTTATTTTTTGATTTTGATTTATTTTTTGTATCCTTTTTTGTTCTTCTTTTTGGCATATATATAATATACTGATTTTTTATATATTATATATTTTTATTTCTTGGCTCTTTGGGCACGCGTATGATTGTTAAATATATCAATCGAATTACTTGATTTATCAGGATTAAAAGGGTTAAAATCTTGATTTTTAAATAATAATGGATGAGATAATTCTGAATTTTTTATCTCGTTATTTACTTTTACGGATTCATTATATAAATCACTAGATGATTTTGGTACATAAACAGATTGATTACATTTCTGTAATCCAAAATATGTATTTCTTAAATTGTTTTCTAAATCAACATTTTTTATATACCCTGAATATGGGCCTTTATCATTTCCAGGATTAAAATTTTCGGATACTTCATAAAATTCTCTATTCTCAGATACATTATTTGTTGGTCTAACATGTAATGCTGGAAACCTAACATATTTTGTTGGAACAGGTCTAAAAGAAAACTGAGCCTCTAACCTATTATCGGGTATATTTCGTTTGTAAAAACCATCATTTATATTATTATGATTTTCATTTTGACATAAATAAAATCCATCTACTACTCCTTGCATTTTTTCTTGATCCATATATAATTTATATAATATAATTTTTATATAAAATATTAATAATTCATATTTGTTTGATAGATTACATAAAATATAAATAATCCATAAAAGTTCTTTGAAAATATATCTAACACGTTATAACATGTGTTTTTCAATTCAAAATTTAATAATGCAGCAACTCCATATAATGACCAAATTGAAAATAAAAATTTATATAAATATATGTTCGTTGTATTATTTCCTACATAATGATTTTCCAACACTTGAAATGATAAATAAAAAAATATAAATCCTAATGGAAAACTAATATATTTAGATAAATATCCTAATTCACCTAATAATCCAAATAACAACATCGCAAAATTAAAAAGAATTAGTTTATATACCTTTTCTTTTTCATCTTCAATAAAATCTTTACTTTCTATTTTCTTTTCATTATCTTTCATCGTATTATATTTCATATACATCGCTGTTGAAAGTAGCATTAACGGTGTTGTTATGTTCCAATCGATATATCTAATTAATGTTACATTTTCGGGAATATTACTTAAATTATTTACAAGCCAATAATAAAACATAAATTCTACAAATTGAACTATTGTTTCTAATTTTAATATATCAGTTAATATACGGTCTTCGGGTTTTAATTCTATAAATAGTCCTACACTTCCAATAGTACCTGTTACTAATTGTACTATCAAAGATATATATGCTGTTTGAATTAATAATTTTTTAGAGTCCATATATATACTACTAAAATGAAAAAAATTTACGAAAGAATTTTTGATTTTACTTTACTCTCATTATATGTTTTATATATTATAATTGTTTATACGTTATATTCATCTCAGCAAATATCGATTGATAACGGAATTATTAAAGGTACATTCAGCGAAAAAAAATTAAGAGAATATTTAGATAAATTACAATTATTTTTTAGAACCTTTGTGGTATTTATCTTATTAGTTCGTTTCAATCCATTTATGAAAATTAACTTTACTGACTTTGATAGAAAGCTAGTATTTACATCTGCTTTATTTTTAATTAGCACAACAGGAATTAATGAATTTATTATGTCAAGTAATCATATTAGTCAAAATTTGAAAAATCTATACTCATTAGTTATATAATGGATACTTTTTTTGAAAAACAAAAAATAATAGTCATTATGGCTGGTGGAGAAGGAAAACGTATGAAATCATCTTTACCTAAGGTATTGCATAAAGTAGATAATATTCCTATGATTGTAAAAATTCTACATGAAGCGTTAATTTTAGACCCTCGAAAAATTTTTATTATTGTTGGAAAACATAGATTTTTAATTGAAAATGCTATAAAAGAACATATTAATAGTAATATTATTGAATATGTTGACCAATTAGCAGCCTTAGGAACAGGACATGCTATAATTAGTTGTAGAAAAAGACTTATTAAATACAATTATTCTGATGTTCTTATATTATCTGGTGATGTTCCTTGTATTAGAAGTAATATGATGGCTAAAATGTTTAAGAATACTGAAAAATGTAAAATTGCAGTATTTGAAAAAGAAAACCCTACTGGATATGGAAGAATTATTACAAAAGATAATAAATTTGTAAAAATTATTGAGGAAAAAGATTCAAACGAAGAACAAAAATTAATAAAACTTGTTAATTGTGGATTATATTGTATTGATTCTGTAATATTATGTAAATATTTACCATTTTTAAAAAATAATAATAAACAATCCGAATATTATTTAACTGATATTATTGAGATAATTAAAAAATTTGAAAAAATAAATATAAATATGTATTATGTTCCATTAGTTAAATATATTGAAGTTACAGGAGTTAATACACCAGAAGAATTACAAGAAGTTAATAAATATTTAGAAACATTAAAACTCTCTTATTAATTTTAACATTTGTTTCGTTGCTATTACATCTATTGCTTTCTCTTCCTGTTTTTTTATTACATGTTCATAGTTAATATTTTTTAAAAACATAGTATTTAGATATTTTACAAATAAATTTTTATCAAATTTAATAATAGAACTATTTAAAAATCTACCAAATAAATCCTCTATTGTTAATGAACATACATACGGTTTAACATGTATATAATATACATTCTCATTATCCATATATTTATGCTTTTGATCGTCTATAAAACATACCTGAGTATCTTTTGGCATTCTTGTGCATTTAACTAAATCATCATATGTTTTACTATTTGTTGTGCGCATTTTTTCTATTATTTCTCCATTTACCATAAATGCACATATTACATTATCAAATACTAAACCAGGACAAATTGTCTCTAAGTATCTTTTAATACGCGTTGTCCATAATTTAGGACCCTGATTATTTGTATATATACATATTCTATCTATTTTACCTAATTCTTTTTGTTTTGTTAAATAGTTAAATATATCACAAATATCAGGCCTCAAACACTCTTTATATAAATTTATTATTGAATTAAAGGTTGATTGAGTTAATTTTTTATTTAAAAAAATTTCTATTGATTTGAATAGCATGGATAACTGTGAAAAATATCCAAGTGTTCCGTCCAGGTCAAACACTACTATTCTAGAATTCGTCATAATATATGAATATATTATTATATTTACATATATTATTAAGTATTATGTCAGCATTAACTACTGAAGACTATAAAACTGTATTAAAATATTATGAAAAAAGTATTCCTACTGATAAAAATAAATTAAAACAAATTGCAGAGGATATTATTGCTCAAAAATTATGTAATTGTATTAAAAAGATAAATAATACACATACAGAAGAACCTAAGAGTATTGGAATATGTAAAAATTCTGTCTTAAAAAAAAAGAACTTATCAATACATAAGTTTAAATGTGCAAAAAAGAAAGCATATTTAATTGGAAAAACTCGTTCAAAGAAACTTATGAAAAATGGAACTATATCTATTTCAAAAAAAACTAGAAAAAGTAGAAATAACACTTAATTTAGTTATCTTTTTTTAAAAAATTCATAACGGATAATAATACTTTTTCTTGATTATTTAATTTACGGAATATTAAATTTTCATCCATTTTTAATTGAAAACATGTGTTGCGTCTTCCATAATTATTTTTACAAATAACATATGTTCCGCCTTCTCTTATTTCAATATCACATATTGTCGCACCCGATTTTAATCGTAACTCATTTGGATTTAATAAACTTATCCATCGTATATAAGAACCACTTCTAAAATGAGGAAGTTCATCTATATACATATAATCTTCTAGTTTATCCAATATTTCTTCTTCATAATCATTTGATAATTGTAGTTCTTCTATCATATGATTTTTTATTTCTTCTATCTTTTCATTTGTTAAGTTCATTATATAAGAATTTTCTTCATTATCTAATGCAGTTTGTAGCATTTCCATTAATAACTCGTTGTCTGGTTCTGTTTCTGACATATTTATAATTATAATTTATTTTTATTTCCATTTAAAATTGATTTTAATTTATATTATAAAAGTTTTATAAAAATATTATGAGTGAATTTGTACCTGAAGGGCAATCTACGAGCCCAAGTGCACCACCAACAACAACTACGATGGAAACTGAGGAGGAGGACTGTCCTGTATGTTTGAATAGTTTGGGAGATAATAATTTTATTGTAACTAAATGTCATCATAAAATTTGCTTACCTTGTTTTATGAATAATTATAATAAATCCCTTAATGGTAATTTATGTCCTCTATGTAGAACTAAAATTGTAAGAACTAGAAGAAACATTTATGTTTCAAAATCACGAACTACATTTGAAGCATCACATTTATTATATAATATGTATGATGCGGATGAAACAACATTCCCTGTTTTTAAAGAATTACTCGATTTTGCAACATCACATAGTTCAAATACATCTGAATTTAAAGAAGTACTCGGGCGATTTATAATGAGTGAATTTATTGATAATTACGTAAATAATTTAAATATTACAAAGTAATATATTATTATATATATATGCGTGATAAGTGGAAGAAAAAGAGGGTAAGAAGACTTAAACGGGCAAGGAGAAAACAAAGATCGAAATCTAAATAATGTAATTAAAAAATAATATTTTTTTAATTACAAAAAAAACTTTACTTAATTAATTAAATTATAACAAAACCTATCTACTATTACTATTATTAATACTTTGGATTGCATTCAAAATTGCATAACCCAATATTTGTGCTTGGTTGTTTGTATTATTATCTTGGCTGTTTGTATTATTATCTTGGCTGTTTGTATTATTAATGAAATTATTTAATAAATTTGTTGGTTCTATGTTCCCATGAGGTCTATCTATACTTTCAACATACATGTTCTCTGGCACTATATCTGGCACTATATCTGGCACAAGTGGTAGTTCTGGGGTCATTTCACGTTCAAATTGATATTGTCGTCTAGGTCTTCCACGACGACGCCTAGGTCTCTCGTCCTCTTCTTGAGGGGGAAGCCATCCTGATACTCGCGTTGCGTATTCCTCTCTACATAATGGGCAATTTGTACCTGCAGCATTTTGAAAATGAGAGAGAATACAATCACAACAGAATTTATGACCACATTTAGTTACCATTACATTCGCTTCACCTAATTCATCCCAACAGATACCACATGTTGTACTATCACTTACTGTAACATTTGTTGGTTGTGTATCAGGTGGAGGTGGAGGAGCATTTTCCAAGTCAATTCTAGGTAATATTCTTGTTTGCCTACGTTCTGGTGTTGGAAATAATGGTGCTGGTGGCATTTGTTCTGGAGTTTGTGGTTGAGTAAATACTTCATCATCACTATCTAGAATACTATCATCATCTGTATCTAGAATATTATCAAGATATAATAGATTATCAAAATGTTCATCATGTAAAACCTTTAATCGGTCAAGGACACGGATACGAGTACTGATTGAATCTTTTCGACTTGTAAAACATTTGTTTAGATTTGTATGATGACCACGCGAAAACCATGATTTTGGAAAAGTTCTCCATATGACGTCATTACACCCAATCACAACTGCAATATTTTCATCTGCATGTCTATATAATACATTAATGTCATCATACATTAAAGTATTATTGCTCATCAAATCATTCAATTCATCAGTAACACCAAAGAGATTATCTATTTTATCTCCCATATGACAACTATCAACATCAATCGTTTTTACACGAGGAATGTAATATGAAGTAACACTTCCTAATCTCTGTTTAACCATAATGCGTTTCCACCAATATTTTCTATTTAACTTGTCATCTTCATCAAATATGGGATCATAATCATTTTCAAATATACATCGAGCACGTGCATTAATACGTTCATTACAGTTTGTAGCATTATGCCCCGATTGGGAGCAGAATGAACAAGGCATTTTAACTTAACTTTTCAAGTAGTCAATAACTTATATTTAATACTGAAATTTGTGGAAATATTTAATCAATTTTTTTTAGATAACACATGGGATCTTAAAATATTTGCCTAAAAATTTATTTTGAGTAGAAAATGAACGACTTATCCAAAAAAAATTGATTTGCTTTGAAACTTTTTGTAATAAGTATATAACTAACAAGTAACAAGCAGTAAAGCAACTAATATGTCCGCCATGAACCCAACCACTTTTGAAACCACATTCACTCGTGCTGATGTCCGCCAACATCTTCGCAACAAGTGTGCCAATACATTCTTTAAAAAAATGACAGAAAATGATAAAAATACCCTCTACCAACTTGCACCTAAGACCGTCGACTCCGAAGGTGTGCAAGTATTCCCCAAGCCCCAGGACGAGCTCAAGAAATCTGAGTGGATTAGTGAAATCCTCGGTTCCTGGAACAGAGTTGAAACTAATTACATTCCTGTTTCTGTGATGGAGACGATTGTGATGAAACCTGAAGCAATCGATACCATGAACCAAAAGTTTGAAGCCAAAGAAATCGCTAAGGCCGAAAAGAAGGCTCTTAAGGAAGCTACCAAGGAAGCTCAGAAGGCTGAGACGCTAGCTACTAAAGAAGCTGCGAAGGCCGAGAAAAAGCTTAATAAGCTTAAGGAGAAGCTTTCGGCTATTGACAGCGAAGCTGTTTTGAATTCTGAAGGCCTTGTCATCACTAATAACATTCAATTTGCAAATGATAATGGTGATATGACCATCACTATGACAATCAAGGATTATGCCAAGCATTTCAAGTCTAAGAAAAAGCAAGAAGCCAAGGATGCCGAAAAGGAAGCCAAATTTAAAGCTAAGCTTGAGGCAGCTGCTGAGAAATTGGAAGCCAAGGAGGCACTCAAGGCCGAAAAGCAAGCGGCCAAAGAGGTGCTTAAGGCTGAGAAGAAAGCCGCTAAGGAAGCCGAAAAGGCAGATAAGAAGCTTCGCAAATCAGTTATTAACGACACCGTTAAGTATATTACTGATAGCGATAAGCGTGTGTTGATTTCTGACAACGCTGATTGGCTATCTACAAATGGTTTCTCAGCTCCAAGTGTTGAAGAGTACCTAGCCACGATTACCGCTAAGGATTATAAGAAGCTACTTGCCGAATGTGATGGTGAGTTACAGAAGATGAGCTGGTATCAACAGAACCACGTAGAGAATAATGAGTAAGTTTAGATAGAGTTGTTTTGTAATTTAATTTAATAAAACCCTTTTTTAATTTATATTAAATAAAATTGATTTGTTTTAATACATTTATTATTATATAAATAAAATGCTAGCTCTACTATTGATTATTATTCTTATCGCAAAAATTAATGCTATTGAACTTAATTATATAAATGTTATAAATTATTCAAATGGTTCTCAAACATGGATTGCAAATAAAATGAGTACAAATATACCTGTCTTTACTTTTAATATTACTGATAACAACGAGAATAAGACTTATTATACAGAAGACAAATATGATTGGATTATTTATACTATGTAATATTTAGAATTTATTTAATATATTATTTAATATATTATTTTTTATCATGTTATATTAATGAATAGTGTAATTAAAGATACATTAGCTGGTGCGTTAATGTTTGGAGGATTATCATATTTATCTGATAGATTTCATAATAAATCATATTATTTTAAGATTGTTGCATTTGCATGGGCCGCTCCATTTACATATTTTTATTTACTTTATATTACATCTCGTGCAGGAAAAAAATCATTAGATGGATTTAATACACATGCATTAATTGGAACATTGGCCACCGCATTTTTAATATTATTGTATATGTTTTTAAAAGATAAAATGGATATCAAACACATTATTACAATTATATTTTTATTAACTTTCATATTTACATTTGGTTATTACCATTTTAAAATTTTTGAAAAAGTATAAAAAATAATCATCATATATATTATGGGTTCATCATTAAGTTGTTGTGATGATTGTTATGCAACAGATAATTATTTTACTGATATTAAAAGTAAAAGTAACGAAGATAATGTAAAAATAACACGACAAAATAATGAAGTTGGTAAAAAATATAGAAAAAAAAATGGGGTTACTTTTAGAGTAGAAGAATATCCTTATCCTACACAATCAAAAGAAAAAAAGAAACCTTCTTATTTGCATTAATATAATAAAAACCATTATTTTTATTATATTGAGAGAACTTTTTCAGTCTTATATATCTAAAAAAAAATGATTTGGTTTGTCTATATTGGTCAATTAGAAATATGTATTACAAACTAACGGATATGTCAACATTTACCGAAAAGTACGCTGGTGTCGTCCAAGAATCTAACCGTTGTTTTAACAGCCAGTTAGATATCAAGGACCACCAAGTCAACGGCACCAAATGGTGCGTTGATAGAGAAACCTCAGGTCAAACTGGGGCGTTTATCGCCGACGAGATGGGACTGGGCAAAACCGTTATTATGCTCATGACATTATTGATGTCTCCAAAAACATCTACTCTCGTTATTGTTCCTGCGTCTCTGCTTCATCAGTGGGTCGATCAGATTAAGCGAATTACTGGTCACGACGCACTCATGTATTACAGCCATAAAAAGAAAAAAACTACGGTCGATATGCTTACCTCTAACCCTATTGTTATTACAACATATCACAGCATTTCCATTCTAAAAAAAAACAAAAGCTTGCCATCTAAAAATCCGTTACATCTTATTCAATGGGATAGGGTCATTTATGATGAAGCTCATCACCTTCGCAATCGCAACGCTTTATGGCACGGTGCTACTAAGATTAAAAGTGCTTTCTCTTGGCTGATCACAGGCACTCCCATACAGAATAAACTTACCGATTTTAAAAACATGTGTTCTGTTGCTAAGGTTGGGCGTTCAGAGGCATCTATTCTACGTCGTACCAAGCTACAAGTTGGTATTAAATTGGCACCGCCTATCTTTCATAATATTACCGTTGAGTGGTCTAGTCCTGAAGAGCTTGCCTTGGCAAAGCAGATACATTGGAGCCTTAGATTTGGTGGAACTATGATTGAGAAAATTGTCCGTATGCAACTGTGTAAGCAGGCATGTATCTATCCAAGGCTTCTACAGAACAACCAGCATTACGTTGGTACCAATATCTTAGACCAGTCAGGACTAGATACGTTGGAGACGGCTTACAAACAGCACTCTAAGCTTGATTCCGTTGTGAATACTATCCTCCATCGAAAACGTAACGGCAACGGAAAGCTCGTTTTCTGTCAGTACAGACATGAAATGACTAAACTAAAGTCCCTCTTAAATTCAAAAAAAATATCCGTTACATTAATTGACCCTACCATTACATCTAAGCAAAAGCTATCACTACTAACTGCCACTTCCCTCCCTGATACTTGTTACATAAATCGTTTGCCTGTTGAACTCACACGTCTCATTAATTCCTACTTGAAATCTGACGTCACTATTCTTCAAATCCGTTCCTCGTGCGAGGGTCTCAACCTACAAGACAATTACGCTGAGGTATATTTCGTTGCACCTGCATGGAACCCCAGCGTTGAAGCCCAAGCCATCGCTCGATGCCATCGCATAGGACAGAAGAAGCAGGTTGAAGTTTTCCGCTTCTACATGGATAAGTTTGAGCAAGAAGGGTTTCCTCCGCTGATGACTTCGCAAGGTGCCCTGGTTAATTACTACAACATGGACCAGTATATTCTGAGAAAACAGGATTTGAAGAGAACAATCTCTACTAATTTCTTCGAAGAGCGAAGAGTTATTGTCTAATTTTAACATATCTAACCAGTTTTTTATTGCCATTATATTATATACATGGCAAAACGAAAATGTCATAAAAAAACCAAGAAACCATTTAGAAAAACTCGTTCAAAAAGACAAAGAGGAGGAAATTCAGAAGCTCAAGAAGAAAAGGATAAATCTCTTTTTGATGCAATTGGTAATTATGATTACGACGAAGTTGAATTATTACTTGAAAATGGCGCTGATATAAACAAAGAGAATAACGATGGTGATACACCACTTATTGAGGCAATTAATTATGGAGATTACTACATGGTTCAATTATTATTAGACCACCCAGATATTGATATTGAACTGGATGTTAAAAAAAACAAAGAACTTCGTCTGGCAGAAGAACTGGAACCAGATGAACAACTATCTGGTATTCCTTATGCGATAGAAGACTACATAGTCACGAAAAATAAAGTAAAAGAGCACAAATATAAAAATATAAAACAAATATCAAATTATAAACGACCCAATGTACCAAAGCTTTCTACTTTGACACATCGTCATCTATCAACTCGTAATACAATAAAATATAATAACGCAGTTAAGGATAACACAGTACCACCCCTAGATGGAAAACTTGGCGGTAAAAGAAAAACGAGAAAGGCAAAAAAATTCAGAAGATCCAAGAAGTCAAAGAGAAAAACCAGAAAATCCAAGAAACATTAAAGGATTCTATTTCTTATTGTGTAATTCGTTCAATAATATAAAATTTTGTTTTATATTATTTTTTATTTTGATTAACATTTCCCTCCCTTCGATAAGTTTTCTGTCGCCCACAACGGCTGCAAATTCGTATAGTGAAAACATTTCTTTTGCTCCTCTTCCTCCTTTAAATCAAAACTACAACAGGGCTTTATGTGGTCCAAGTGCCACTCTCCGTGATTTTCCCACGACATACCCTCTGTGAATTTGCCTTCTAGATACCCTTTGAGGAATGGTAATTCACAACCTATTAGTTCCATTGTAGAAGATCCTTTTTCAATATTTTTTCTATTTAATGCTGAACCAAGTCGTGAGCGTAAAGTTGTTAATAATTTGAATATTGGGTCAATTGATTTTCTTTTTTTTTCATAAATCAATTGTTTTTGTGTTAATTTTTCTCTATTAGCTTTTCTCCAAGTAACTAAACATTCTTTACAATCATTTCTTAATTCGTCCCAATGATTTTTTGCGAAGTTATAATTAATTAATGGTTGCCATTCTTTACACGCACAACATTTTTTTCCAATAATATCATCTACTGTTTCATGAAGAATTCTATGATTTGATGGTTGTCCTTTTACTTTATCAGCAAATTCATTATCTTTTTTTATTTCTTCCCAAGAAGGAACATCTATTTTTTCAGCAGTAACATTTTGTATTTTAAATTCATAACCACCTGTAGTTTTTAAATTTCCTTTAATAACCTTATTAATATTTGGCTTACACAATCCCAAGCATTCAGCAGCGTCTGCTTGTGATTTATACTCATTCCATGTTTCATCATTTACTTTTTTTGCAAGTATTATGGTTTTATTTTCTTGATTTTTATTTTTGTCTCCATACATTTTATTATATAAAGATACTCTTTCTTTATTTGTTTCTCTCCACTCTCTAGCTTTTTCACGACAACATAAACATTTTTTAAATACTTTTTCTCCACACGTAAAATCAATTATATCTTTTTCTTTTTTGCATCCAGAACATTTAACCATTATAATAATATATCTATTTAAATCTTTAAGTAGTTATATTACAATATATATAAGGAGATTACATTTCACCCCCTCTTAATCGGAGCACCAAATGAAGTGTACTCTCTTTTTGGATATTATAGTCACTTAATGTACGCCCATCTTCTAATTGCTTACCAGCAAAAATTAATCTTTGTTGGTCGGGGGGGATACCCTCCTTATCTTGAATTTTTTGCTTTACATTATCGATAGTATCACCTGCTTCAACCTCAAGTGTAATTGTTTTTCCAGTTAATGTCTTGATAAAGATCTGCATTATATATATATATAATAAATAAAATTTTTTATATTGTTTATGATAAGTGTTTAATAATAAAACGAATTATTTATTATTAAAAAATCTAAAACATAGTACCAAATGAGCCTCCAAGAGCTTCATTTGCGGCCATCAAAGGACTACCACCTTGAAATCCATCGGCTGGGGAATTTGCATTTACAAGGGGGTTTTCTGTATTATAATACATGCTATCAAAACCGTTGCTTGCTTCACTCTTAATACTTAGCTTTTCGGGCATAGGAAACTGAGCAGAAGCACCATTATTATCGGCGGTTCTTACAACTGGCCCATTCTTTTTAGGTTTCTCTTCTTCTTGTGATGATGTTCCTGTTACAAATTCGAAAACTCTATCAACCAATATATTTACCTTTTCTCCCAATTTAGTATTTAGACTCAAAACAATTACTAAAACTCCTAAAACTGTATTTTTAACAATATACGGTTCATATTTCTCTCCACTGTATGGAGGAACAAATGTTATTAATCTATCTGTGTAATATAATCCAAAAAACATTACTAAAATTTGAGCTAAAATTTCAATTGATATTTCTAAACTGCTCTTGGATTCATCCACCTCGGGGATATATACTCTAACAGCTTTGTTTAATAATACAATTGGTATAATAGCCAAGAATGCATATTGAAGGGTGTTAAATAAATCCGATTTTGTCGTATCATCGAATTTTAAAACATGATTCATAAAATTTAATTTTTCTCCTGATTTTTTGCTTGCTTCTTGTAAATCTTCCATATGTAATACATAGATATTTAATTTAATTTAATTTAATTATAAAATATTGCTCTAATTAATTCTCTTACAGTATTTTTCTGTAATACAATTATTTAAAAATTCTAATTGATTTTTTATAGCATATAATTCTGTTATATTATATGAACCATTATTAAAATTTAAGTATGTGTCATGTACATCTTTATAAATAAGAATAATATATAAAGAACATATTGTTGACACACACGTTACGTAAGAAATTCCTAATATAAAAAATATATTATTTGTTATATTATTTTTATTTTTATCCTTATCCTTATCATTATCTAATAAATTATCATGTAAATTTATTTTATCGTCATCCATTTATAATTAATAAGATTATTTAAAAAAAAATGATTTATATTTAATATTTTTATGATATATAAATTAATTACTATTATGAGTATGAATAACATATACCTTCCTTTTGAGCTTGTAGACATCATCGCTGATTATCATGATTATGATAAATATTATAAACCAGCACATAATGTGAGTTACCGTAATGTGATGAGTGATATTATATCTATGGGTGAAATTATGCCAGAAATTATGCCAAGAATTGCTAAGGAATGCTGGGGTAATGAACAAGCATGGCTAGCATGGGCAACCGAAGAAGAACTTGATATTGAGGATTAAATATTAATAATATAATTATTTAAAAATATTATTTATATAACTATAAAAATGGGATTTACAGATAAAATGTGTAATGAAATTGCCAGACAAGTTGTAAATGATGTTTTTTTGGTGAAATATAAACCTACTATTAAAGAAAATAATACATGGTATAAAAATCTAAATGATTTTCTAGTTGTTGAATGGGACCGTCTTCAAGAAACAGATTTTTCTCAAAATGAATTTACAGATGATGAAGAAGAAATGATTGCTCGTGATGCTATGGATATTTTATTAGATAATTTAAATGTTGATGAAGATGAATTTGAAGAATATGAACAAGAAGTAGATTGGATGAAATTTGATGATATAATTGGACACTATACTTGTCAATCATAATTTACAAATTTTATATAAACTATATGACACCGTAACCCAGAATATATGATAATATTGTATATTAAAATATTTTTCTATATGATAAATTATGTCCCTATGTCTAGTTTTTTCATCAAACCCATATTCTCTATTATATATTAGTGTAATATCACAAAGATTGTTATTAAAATGCCAATATATTAATCCTATAATTACTATTAATATATAAAGTCTATAATTAGCAAAAAATAATGGACTAAAATATAAATAATTTGACATAATATGATGTATAAAATGCATTATGTTTATATGTATTTTTTCTTCATTTTTTGATGGATAAAGATATTTATCTAACGAATATGATATTAATACTAAAGTTGAAAATAATAAAATATTCCTTTTCATGTAATATATTATTATTAAAATTGATTTACATTTAAACATTACTTACTATATTAAATAATACAATGGTAAGAATTTGTGATAAACAATACCCAGCTACTAACGAAGAAAAATATAAAGAGCATTTTTCTAAATTCTCTTTTCCACTAAGCGACTTTCAAAAATACGCAATCGAATCAACTGTTGAAGGTAATCATGTTTTAGTTACCGCACATACGGGTTCAGGTAAAACATTACCAGCCGAGTTTGCGATTGATTATTTTGTCTCTAAAGGAAAGAAAGTCATTTATACTAGTCCTATTAAAGCATTAAGTAACCAAAAATTTTATGAATTTTCAGAAAAATTTCCACACATCTCTTTTGGTATTTTAACGGGTGATATTAAAACCAATCCAGAAGCGGATGTTCTTATTATGACTACAGAAATTTTACAAAACACCCTTTATCTCAAACAAAGAGATATAGTTACTACTTCCAAACTTCATTTTGATATGGATATTCAAAATGAATTAGGATGTGTTATATTTGATGAAATACATTATATCAATGATGCTGATAGAGGTAAAGTATGGGAAGAATCTATACTTATGTTGCCCCAACACGTTCAAATGGTTATGTTATCGGCAACAATTGATAAGCCAGAAGTATTTGCTGAATGGTGTGAAAATAGACATCAATCCGATAAAATTGTTTATCTAGCACCTACTAATTTCAGAGTTGTTCCACTTAATCATTACATTTATATTGATACAAACACATCTATATTTAAAATATTAAAAGATAAAGACAAGGAAAAAGAAATCAAAAAGGTACTTAATACGCCTCATGTTTTAAAGAAACAAAATGAAAAATTTAATGATGATAATTATTCTATGATTAAAAAAAATCTTGAGTTATTTTCAAGAAAAAATGTAACTATTAAACCTAATCTTGTACTTAATAATCTTATTAGATACTTATATAAAAATGATATGTTGCCTGCTATATGCTTTGTCTTTTCTAGATTCAGGGTTGAAAAATACGCAAAAATGATCAACGTTAATTTATTTGGATATGATGATGCTCATATTCCTTCCATTATTAGAAAAGATTGCGAGAAAATTATTAGAAAATTACCTAATGCACATGAATATTTAAATTTACCTGAATATAATGAACTCGTATCTTTACTTGAAAAAGGTGTTGCTATTCATCACGCAGGTATTATGCCTATATTACGTGAAATGGTTGAGTTATTGTTTGGTAAAGGTTATATTAAGGTTTTATTTGCTACTGAAACATTTGCTGTTGGATTAAATATGCCTACTAAAACTGTTGTATTTACAGCAATGAACAAATTTACATCTGATGGACCTCGTGATCTATATGCTCATGAATATACACAAATGGCAGGTAGAGCAGGGAGACGAGGATTAGATACTGTTGGACATGTTATTCATTGTGGTAACTTAATTAAAGACGCAGGAATGCCATTTATGAATGACTATAAAAGAATATTGTCAGGAATACCACAAGTACTTAAATCAAAATTTAAATTTACTTATGGTTTAATATTGAATCTTATATCTGTTGGAAATATGTCATTTTGCGAATTTATTGAGAAGAGCATGTTAAACCAACAAATTCAATCACAGATATCAGGCATTAAACACAAAATCTCTAGTTTAGAAGGTCAAGTTAAGAGAGAACATAAAGTAACAGAAGATATGGAAATTGATTTGAATATTGTTGAACAATATATTAATATGAAAACCGAATATGATACTGCGGCTCAATTTAAAAAAAGACAAAAAATAAAACATAATATTTCTAGTTTTGAAAAAGCATACCCTAAAATTCAAGAACATACAAAACAAGTTCAAAAAGTTAAAATGTTAGAAGCTGATGTAACCACTTCTAATATATCTATGGAAGCTACTATAAAACAAGTTGAAACAAATGTTAATACTATACTATGTGTATTAAATGAAAGAAAATTTATTACTCCACATAGTGAAGGTAAATATAGTTTAAATGAAAAGGGTAATATTGCGTCACATGTTCATGAAATTCATTGTCTTTTAACAGGAGATTTATATGCCGAAGGATATTTTGACGATTTAACTACACCTGAACTCATCGGGTTCTTTAGTTGCTTTTCTAATCTAAAGGTATCAGATGACTATAAGCAAATTAATTGTCCTGAAGAATACGGTAATATATGTTCTATTGTCGCAAGAACAAATGAACTACTTCACGAATACGAGTTAATTTCATCTGTTCATGAGTTATATCAACCATGCGATAATGATGAAATGCAATATGATTTTGTTAAGTATTCTTATATTTGGGCTGACCAAGTTAATAATGAAAAAACTGCCAAGAAAATTATTGATGAAGCTAAGTTTGAAAAGAATATATTTTTAGGAGAATTTATTAAAGCACTCTTAAAAATAAATAATATTGCTGCAGAATTTGAAAATGTTTGTGAAATTACAAATAATATGAAATTATTGAAAAAAATTAAAGAAATTCCTGATATGACTATGAAATATATAGCAACAAACCAATCATTATACGTATAAATTAAAAAATATGGATAGTCATATATTATATGGCACGTACTTTAGATGAACTTATTGTCGACTCTAGAAAATATACATATTCTGAACCGAACAAAGATAAAAATCTTTGGCAAGACGACGACTATTTTTTTAAGGCTATATATATTGTTATTAATACCCCTGATTTAATAAAAGCAACCCAGATTATATGTGGTTGGTTTTCCCCACTAAAATTATTGTTTAAAGGTACTATTAAAAGATACATGGTTTATTGTACATCTATGGATCAACAACATAAAAATTAAGCTATCATATCCATTTTTTCCGGTATCCGGTGTTATGTAAAAAAAATGATTTGAAAAAAATTGATTTGAATTAAATCACTCTTCTATAAGTATAAATTGTAATTATAATGTCAATAAATTTTAAAGAATTTCTTTATAAAACTAGAGGAGGTAAAATGCGAGTAAAACAAGGAACTTGGAAAAAAGTAGAAAATCATAAAATATACGCAAAATGGTTAAAAGAAAAACTTAGATATGAAAATGAAGAAGATTGGTATAAAATTACAGCAAAAAAAATTAATGATTATTATGGAGGTGGATTATTAAGAGAATATTATAATAATTCTCCACAGCAATTTGTTAAAGAAATGTTTCCTCATTACGAATGGAAATCATATAAGTTTAGTCAAGTTCCAAGGGAACATTGGGATGAAATTAAAAATCACAAAGATTTTGCGAATGATT